TGATGTTTCTTTTCCAAACATTGCTCCTCTACCTTGAGGACCATTAAAATGTGGAAATTTAATAATTGTTCCGCCTGTTCTTTTGTCTAAATATGATGAAACTTCATCGTACCCCCCAACAAGTTCATTGTGGTGTATGTCTGCATCTAGTAACATTTCTCTAACTAGTCTAATAGTGTCTGGATCAAATGATTTTGGTTGTTTAAATTCACTTAAATTTTCTACACCTGCTAAAGCTGCTAGATCTTGATAGCCCATTTTTGCTATTTCCATTTCAGATTTATCTTTTAAAAGATCTTTCATAAGATCATTTACATGGATTCCCATTTCTTTTGCCTTTTTAACTAAATTATTATAGTATGGGTTGTTTGAAGGTCCTGCTTCCATCATACCAGTTGCTGTTCTTTTTGGTTTTTTAGAGAAAGGGTATTCGTCTGTAGGTACTGAAACTTTTGTACCAGTTGATAATTGGCTTGGTTGTTCGCGATTACCGTAAAATGTATTTTCTTTTACAGTTTCTTTAACTAATTGTATGATGTCTCTCTTTTTCATATTACATTCTTGTAAAACGTGTTCTGTTAGGATTACCTACTGCTTGGGTTTTTTCCATTCCTCTTGTTTGCATTCCTTGTCCACCATCACCAGCGTTTTGGTTAGTATAAAATTTTATTTCATCTTCATCTGACTTAAAAGAACCACCTCCTGCTCGTTGAGATGTAATACTATTACCATCAGTAGAATTTCCTCCACTACTTCCAGTACCCATATATTCTTTTATGGTACTTTTTATTAATTCTTTAAGCTCCCTTTTGGTCATTTAATTCTTTTTTTATTTTTTCTCTAAACTTAGAAGCACCTTCTTTTACGTCTTTTGTCATTTTTTTACTATCAACACCCCCCACCCATCTTTCAATAACACCATCTTCTGACACAAAGCCAGAATTTGATGTGTTTATTGCGTCTAATAAATATGACTCCATTTCATCTACTATGTTAAGTGTGTTTTTAGATTTTAATTTACTAATATATTTTTCATATTGTCCAGGAATGTGTTTTAGTTTTCCTTCAAAATCTACAACACAATTAAAACACTTTTTATGTATTTTATAATTAGGTTTATCTAATCTATTTTTCATTATTTTATTACAGCAAGGACAACTTAAGGGCATAAATACTTCTTTTTTAATAGCATCTAATTTTGATACTGTTTGTTTAATGCCATTTTTTATTGTCCAGATTTTTCTACCTTCTTTCCAAACATCACCTTCTTTATGGTCTTCTTCTTTAGTATTATAACCAATTTGAGAGCTTGTAGATGCGCCTGTTTTGCCTTTAATAAGGTTACGTAATCTACTTACGTCTTTTCTTTTAAATTCTTTATTTAATCCTTGTACTTTTTGTTGCATAACTTTTATTTTTAGCTTACGTCCATGTAATCTCCATGGCTTGCTTCTATTCCTAATTCTTTTAATCTTGCTACTATTAAATCTAAATCTTCTAAACCTGAATTGTAACTTTTTGGTATTAAATCTCCTTCATGAATATACGCTAATGTGTCTTTTAACCATTCATTAGCTTCATCATATCTTAATTTAGCTGAACGTTGAGGTTGGTCTTTATTTTCATAAACATCTAATCCATAAAAACGACCACCTTGTTCAGTATATATAAATGTTACTTTTTCATATGATACTGCGTTAAGATCTATTCCTCCTTCCATACCATCAACTTCTTCTTTAGTAATTTTATATCCTGACTTTTCTAGTGATTTTTCTAATCTTTTAATAATATCACTAGTTACATCATTACCGTCTTTGTCAGTTACTTTCATTTCTTTTAAGTATCCTAATTTAATCGCTGTTTCTTTAAGTGTTTTTGTTTCTGCGAGATCAGGATCTGCTTTTGCCTCATCAGCCATAACATCATGGTTTTGGGGAGTTAATTTATTACCAAATGGGTCTACTCCATTGTGTACTATTGTATCTTTATGCATCTGTATATATTCTTGATCATCAGGGTGGTTTAGCATTCTAATTAATTCACCATTAAAAAATGCATTTTCTTGTCTAAGGATCCTATATGGTATATCTTGATCCATTTTTTCTATATATGATAATATTAAGGGATCATTACCTTTATAATTTTCTTTATCTAAATCAAATATATCAGGAAGTTGGGATCTAGATGGTGATTTTGATAACCAATAATTAAGAACAGCTGTGCGTTCTTCTACTGTTGGTTTTTCTTTAATTCTATCTAGAAGCTTAGATTCACCATACCAACCTTTATCATATTCTTCTTGTTCTTCATCTTCTTTTTCTTCTCCACCCATACCCATTGGAGGTGGGGTCCAGTCTGGTCTTGTTTCAGCTAATCTATCAGTAGCATCAATCATATAATCTTTATTTGTTTTTGCTAATTCAAGAGCTTTATGACGAGGTAATTCTTTTGCAACTATTTTATCGTTGTTACTTTTGTCAATTACATTATATGCTCTATGAGAAGGTTTGTAATCTTCATTTTGGGGTTTTTCTTTATCCATCATTTGTTTGATCTTNTTGATCTTATTTTTTTCTGGATGTTGGTTTAAGCGTTCTTTTTCTTTAGCATCTGCCCATTCTTCAGGACTCATGCCTTCTGTTAGGATTTTACCGTGTTTATTTTCAGTTATCCACTTACTTGAGTTAAATCTTTTCATATTATTTTTTTGCTCCAGGTTTACCTGCGTTAAAATTATTTCTACTAAATTCCATTCTGTCAACTAATTTGATGCCGTTTTCTGTGTGATCAACTGCTACAAACCCTTCTGCTTTAGTTACACGTAAAGTACCATCGCCATTGTCGATAAAGTGTTTAGTTGCTACAGCTTTATCATATTTGGCAATAAATATAGCTTTTGCTTCAGAGAGTATTTTACTTACTCTGAATATATTTATTATATTTTCTTTTTGAGATTCAAATTCTCTAATTTTATCTTCACCAGCTTGTTTTTTTCTTTCTTTTGATTCTGGTCGTTTAACTTTTTCAATACTTTTATTAACTGCTAGTTGATACCAATTTTTAAAATTTTCAAATGATTTTGTAGGGTCAGATACAAATTCACCTTGTCTTATTTCACTGTTAAGATAAGTGTTTAAAGCTTTTAATGGTAAGTCTGTGTAATCTACGTTTACTGAATCCGCTTCTTTAATTTTTTCTAATATAAATTTTTCTTCTTGGTCACTTAATAATACTCCAGTGTCATCTTTAAAGTAAGCATCATCAAACCATACACTTGGTGACTTACTTAACCCACTTACATCTGCTCCAAATGAAGCGCCACCACCACTTAAATCATTGTATGTTGTGTGAAATATAATTCCTATTCTTGCTGCTATTATTTGTTTACCTAATTCAGAATTTGCTTCAATTGCATATCTGATTGTATTTGGTTTAAATGTATAATGTGGAGTACCATCTATGTCTTCTGTTTGAACATCATCATTGTCAAACATAAAATCACCTTGTAATATGCCTTTTATTCCTACAGCAGGTAAATATTGTAATGCTAATTTTAATTTTTTAGCTAAACCAGCTGCATGTCCATGATTTTCATCTATATCTTTAGGGGTGTAATTAATTTTAGGATTTACATTAAACACTGATTTAGTACCTACAAAAAATTGTCCGTTATCTGGATTAATTCCTGTAAATATAGCAGGCGCACCATCCCATTTTACAGAAACATTTTTAATTGTATTATCTTCTCCTTTTAAATTTTTAATTAATTCATACAAGAAATTTTTAGCTTGATTAAAACCATCTTGTCCTTGAGTTAATATTAATTCTTCAAGGTGTGTTAAGTGTGTGTTTGCTTTTGTTTCTGTCAAAACTTCTGTTAGTTGTTCTTTCCACCAATCTTTAGAAAATACTGATGTTTCTGTTTTTTCGTATAACTTTCTTGTTAATGTTCCTTTTACATAATCAGGTACTTTATGACCCCCTCCTCCGTAATTATTCCCTTTCATATTAGACATGTCTTTACTTAAGCGTTTCATGTTTTTAGCATGTTTGGCTTTTTCTTGTTTGTTCATCATACCCATCATTTCATCAAGGGCTTTTACTTCATAAGGTATGTTTTTTTCTTTTAGAGCATTTTCCCAATTTTCATCGGAATAAGGTAATACTACTTTAATTGTATATCTAGCTAAATCTGTGATATCATTTTTAATTACTTCTTCCATTTCATCATGCTGACTTATAGGCTCATAATCGGGATCATCTGAGGTATCTTTAAATGGAGTGATTTTATATTTAGTACGCAATTTATCTTTGTCAAGAACAAAATAAGGTTCAGTTCCTAACCATTGTGGAACAAATGAATCTAAACTACGAGTTAAACTTACAGGACCCCTTAATCTATCATCATCTAAAACATCTAATAAGAATTCTGTAAAATGATATAAAACACCAAATTGAGGGCCTTCATTTATTTCACTTACTGATGCGGGATCTTCAACTGTTAAATTTACGTCTGNGTATTTATCTTTTAAACCAGATACTGCTGTTCTATTTTCTTCTGAATCATCTATAAAATAAACTGTTTTATATCCTTTATTTATGTGTTTTTCAATCCAATCTGCCTTATCTTGACCTGTGACTTTACCATCTACTTGTAACCCTAAAGGAACAACGTAAGCGTCTAAACCTATACTTTTAAGATATCTTGTTACAGGGTGACCTATAGAACGGGCTGTTAGTATAGTTGTTTTTACATCCGGTCTACTTAATGAGTCTTTTAATTTATTTAAAACCTTACTATTTACAATAGCATCGCCTATTTGTTTTTCAAATTCAGAAAAATCATATTTTATTTTTAAACTGCCTAATCTTGCTTCTAATTCTTTACTTTCTTCAGGAAAGTTAGCTGCTGGGATTAATATTTCTTTATTATAATCTCCACTTGGACTTGTTATAAAAACTTTAATGTTAGCTTTTACTTGAGCTATTGTGTCATCAAAATCATACGCATGTAAGATTTTTCCTTTTTTATCTGCTTCATACATTGTTCCTGCTCCCCCTTGCCCTGAAGCAGCATTATACATTCCCCCCCTTTGATATTTTATAACAGGAGAAGTTTTATCTGGTTTAGGCCCATCAGGCATTCCTGCTTTCCATTCACTACCTCTCATATAATCTAAAACTTTATCTTCTGGATTATATAAATCTTCTTCTAAACCTGTTACTATATCCCAAGCTTCATTTTTTTGTTCGTCTGACAAATGTTCTGGTAAAGAATATTGAAATAAAGCTTTATCATTCATTTTAATGTAACCCCTCATTTCTGTTCCTGATACACCTCCTGCTTGTGGTGGGACTAATTTTGTTTCAAATGTAATTCCTTTAGGTTCAGCAAATTTTGGTATATTTTTAAAACGACTATCACTAACATCCTTTTCCCCCATCCCTAAATAAACTGTTGATCCTTTAGATGCTTCTTGTTCTATAAAATCATACACATCCCTTACTGGAGAAACTCCAGCTGGTCTAACTTCTAATCCTGAATCATTTTGAGTGTAAAGTTCCCACAATTTAAGAGACATAGCTTGAGTAATACCATCTCGTTCTTTGGGTCCAACAAAAATTATAGTAGTGTCTGCACCTGTGTTGGCTGACAACCATTTAGCCATATTATAATGGCCTGCGTGAGGTGGTTTAAACCCACCAGGTAATAGTGCGATTTTTAACATTAATTATACAGTTTATTATAAATATAAAACTCTATAAGAAAGCCATTCTCTTTTTCATTAACACAGAAGTAGTTAATTCTACTGCATTATGAAGTAATTTTGTAAAGGTTTTAAAACCTAATTCAGAGGGGTCTTTACCATTCATTTCTATAAGGTAAACTCGTTTTCCATAAGACATAAATGTTTCAGCGTGGTTAAAGGCATCTTTTAAAGCGTCTTCATCTAATGCAAGATAAATTTTTTCTACTTTAGATTTGATGATTTTTTTCATTAAGGTTGTAGACAATTTTTTTCCAAACAAAGGAATTGCATTACGTTTAATTGCCATAGCATCGAATGCACCTTCACACAAAATAATAGGTAAATCCCAGTTTATATACATTTCAAATCCAATTATGTCCTTGGTACTGGAAGCTAATTTATGTTTAATGTATGCATTTTTATCAAATGAACGACCTACATAATAGTTTAAAAAACCATCATTGTCATACGAAGGAATTACAACCATATTTCTTAAAGGACCTTCCTCACAATAATGGAGGTTATATTTTACCACATCTTGTTGCGTAATTCCTCGTTGATCTAAATAATGTAATGCATGTTTCGACAGAATCGCTGAAGATGATATTATTGGCGTTACTTCACGCGGTAATTGCAAGGAACCCGATGGTGCTTTAGTAAATGTTGACTTTTTAAAGTTATATTGAGAGTCGATTTCTTTTAAATAATCATACGCTTTTATTGGCGCATCTGCTTGTTTTAATAATTTGAAAGCACGATGACCTTTATAACCACAAACCCAACATTGAAATTTTTGTGTTGCTAAATTTACTGTTAATTTTTTCTTGTGGTGGTTACAAGAGGGACAATTAAACACCGCTTCTTCGCCTCCACGAGCAGACTTACTTCCGCCTAATAGGGATTCAAGTAGTTGTTTTAATAAATCTTCTTTCATTTAAAATCTCTGTCGTAAAATTTACCTAATATGTTGTCGTTAAGATATAACTTGTCTTCTAACACTTCTAATATAAATTGATATTTACATTCTAAATATGTAAGTTCTTTTTTGTTGTAAGCTATTTGTAAGATTTTTCTTTCTAAATCATCGTCATTTGCATCTTTAATGAATGCATGAGAACCATAGTAAGTTTTCCAATCGCTTTCTTTTAACACTCTTTTAAATGTTGGTGGACGGCCTTTACCTTCTAACCTTATGATTGCAAGTTCTTTTTTGCCTAATTTTTTCTTTAAATTGTAAATTAAAGATTTTTTACCAATGTACCTTTTTCCAGTTGGAAGGTGGGTTGTTTGATAGATGAAACCAAATGCGTTCTCTGGGAGATCGCTAATTTCTTGTATGAGTTTGTCTTGATAGTACCATTGCATAATAGCAATGTACAAAAGCTATTTTAGGTATCCCAGCGAAGTACGAAAGTTGTGTCAGATTCATCTGACATTCTTACAGGTTGACCAAGTTTACCAACTACTAATAATTCATTATCTTCGTTGTATAAACCAATTGATGTAACATATGGTTTCCAAAATGAACCTGTTGTGAAATTAGCTAATTCTGGTTTTTGATCTGATTTTATTTTTCTTGTTGAAATATTATGTGTAAAATTATATTCATCTGAATTTACAGTACACATAAATTCATTTTCATATATAGGATGTATGTTTTTTAATTTAGTAACATAATTTAAGGAACCTGAAACCTGTCCTAATGGACCCGCTGACTGTATAAAATCATTTAGTGTTGTAACAACTCCCTCATAAGTAATATTTTTTAATTTTAATATTGAGGATGTTATATTAGTTCCTTTTTCAAGAGGTTGAGCTATTGACAAATGGTTAGGGTGAGTAATTGTAGCTAACCCATTTGAATAAAACACATTTCCTACATAAGGTGAACCATTAGAACTTGAATATAAATTTATAATTTGTGATGGTGTTCTTGAAGAATTAAAAATCATTACATTAGCTAAACTACCTGTGTAATAATTACTTGTTTCTCCTTTACTACCAACATATAAATTTGCTTTATTTTCTGTTTGGTTTACTATTGTGTCTGTTGTACTTGCTATTTTTGAACCTGTTATCCAAATTTCCATTTGGGAAGCAGAACTCATACATACTACATGGTGTAAAGAACCCGTAGCTATGGGGGCGGTAACTGTAGATGTTGTAGTTCCATCTGATTTTCTAAAAGTCAATAAATTAGATGAATCTATAAAAATTTCAAAAGGATATTGTAATCCTGATTTTATAGTAGTAGGTTGAGAAGAACCTGTTGTGTATGTTTGTTCGTTTATAGGTGTTTTTATTATAGTTTTTGTTGTGCTTTTACTTAATAAATATCCGTTTCCACTAAGGGGATTAACATTCATTGCAATTGTAAAATCTTCACCGGGGTTAAAATTGTAAGTTTCATTATGAGGTGCTACAATAGAGGGAAAAACAGACGAATCAAAATTAGCTGATGGGTAATCCATAATTTCTTTAAAAGAAACACTTTTTAGTGTTATGTCAAATGTTTCGGTGTCTGCATTAGTAAATTCAAAATGGATGGCACATTTTCCCAAATTAGGAAAACCGGCTGTTTTTTGTGTTTGAAAGTAGGTATTAGTAGAAAGAGAATCCACATTAGTAGGCATATATTGAAATTCTATTGTAGTTTTTCCTGTGTTTATTTGTGGGTGGCCATAAGGTCTATAAGAATTACTACCATCCACTATTATAAAGGATTTAACTTTCCCACTCCCAAACCCATTTGTTGCTGTTATGTCAAATTCTAATCTATACTTTGCATAAGGTTTTAAAGTTCCTGGAGGTAAAGTTGCAGCAAATTGTGGGTGTGGGGTGTTTGCTGTACCAGCTACAGATAATTTTACACCACCGGCTACTGAAAAATCCTGAGTAATGTATGTATTTTTATTCCAACCATCTCTGTTATCATGAAATGTTGTTTGGATTCCTTCTTCTGCTAATAAGTCAGGGCTTAAATTTTCTGATTTAAATGATATGTTTTTATAATCTAGTGTATTGTTATAATAACTATCATCATATATACTTTCTCTAGTGTAATAGTTTACTTTGTGGGGGGAATCTTTACCATATAAATCATAATTAAGATTATATTGTTTAAAACCCTTTATAGGACCTAAAGAAAATACTTTTTCTCTTTCATCTATACTATGATTAGTTAAATTAGTACCTGAAATAATTAAATTTCCCTTACTATCATCAATTACAGTTCCATTACTGCTTGAATAAATAAACGTGCCTGGTTTTATCTTATTCCCATATAAGTTTGAGGGAATAGATATAACATTAACATTATCATACAATGTTCTATTTCCTGTTAGATAATCAGCGTCCCCCAATCTATTGGATATGTCTAATTGGTTATTTTTATAAAATAAATGGTCTAATTGATAATATTTTATAGTATTTTTAAAATCTGTAGAACCATTACTAAAAGTGTCTAATATAGATGAAGTGTATTCAAATTTTTCAACTGTAAATCCTGCTGTTGCTGCTGAGGATGAATTAAAAGTGAATTTTTTATTAGCGTTAAATGGTACTCTAGATATATCATCTGGGCTAAGTGATTTAAATACTGCCATTTAGGTACATTTTAGTAGTCTAATTTAATTCTAATAAGTGCTTCTGTTGTGAAGTCTTTCTTTAATGGTTGACTTAATTTTGCCACCGCTAATAAATTATTGTCATCATTGTATAAACCTACTGTTGTAATGTAAGTTGTAGGTGAATCGACCATTGTTGTGTTATTAAGATTTCCATTTCCATCTATGTAAGAAGGATTTGAAGAATAATTATATTCACCATTTTTAACTCTTACAAACATATATTGTGATGATACTCTTTCTTCACTATCTAATTCAAATGATGCTCCTCCTTGTATTGCACTAAACATACCTTCTGCTGTTTTTTCAGTTGCGGCAGAAGTTCCTTTACCAAAAGTATTAGCATCAAAAGATAATTTTCTTAAAGCAGCACCATTAAATATAAGTATTCCTGCATCAGGATAAGTAAAACCAAAAGATCCACTATCTACACTACCAAAAGAAGTTATATGGCCTGTTTGTGTTAATAGAGAACCTGACATTACACCGTCAGAACCCGATACTATATTAAAT